GACAAAAAGGGTGGTCGAAAAATAAATATTAATAAAAGCAAAAAAAGAAAAAAAACAAGAAGAAAAAAACAAAAGGGTGGTAGAAAAAAAACGAAAAGAAAAGTAAAAAGAAAAGTAAAAAGAAGAAAAACAAGAAGAAAAACAAGAAGAAAACTAAGAAGAAAAACAAGAAGAAAAACAAGAAGAAAAACCACGTAATAAAGATAAGTGTTAATATATAATTTTTATAATATATTAACTATATTTCACTTAATTGTTTTGTAACTTTTGTAATAATATAATATGTTACACCAAAAATAATAGTTTTTATAAAATAACCAGAAAAAGACGGATTACCATCTCTTAAAAACAACGAAGGGACATATTTGGTAAGAGTTCTTTGAAAAATTGGTAATTGAAAGAAAAAAAATAAAATCATTACCATTAAAGGTGTCTGTAATTCTTCATACATAATATCTAACCTATCTTGGTCGACCTTTTTATTTTGACTTTGTTTTATTAAATCTTCCATCGAATGTTCTTCCTCAATGTAGTTAGTATTTTCTTCTTTTGGAATAAAATTTGGTTTTATTTGTTCGTCTTGGGTAATATGGTTATTATTTGTAGGTATTTCTCTATTTGGTAAAACGGTGGCTCCGCCTGCTTGTTGTAATCCTTGTACGATTTGATGAATGGATTCTTGAGATAATTCCTTTTGTGAACTGGATATAGATTCTTGTTGAGGGATTGGTACATTTTTATTGGTTTCATTAACGTTCATAACAACATTATTTTGTGGAACTTCATTTGGTAAAGACGCGATAGCAGTAGCCATATAATAATACATAATATAGCAATATTAAGTATTATTACGCAAACTCAACTATTTTTTTTCCGTTATCACATTTTTCTATATTTTCTTTAAATGTATAGCATTTATCTTGAAATTTAAATATTTGATTTTTAATTTTATTTATATCCGGGGCCTTGAAAATAATACAATCTCTCTCTTTACATACCTTTCTAAATAATGTGGCAATTCCGAGACCCAATATTATTGAAATAATAATTTTACCAGCATCTCCGTATATTAATCTTCGCAAATACATTTATATATAAGATATATATTATTTACTGAATATTATTTACTGAATATTATTTACTGAATATTATTTACTGAATATTATTTACTGAATATTATTTACTGAATATTATAATATCTTATTTTACTTGCGTCATCAGGGCATGTTACTTCTGTAGATTTAAAATGAAAACAGTTATCTGCTTTATCTTTAAAGCTTATTTTGTGTTCGTTTTCCGGATTTGGATAGACATATATTACTTGTGTGGGAGGCATCGTAATATATGCTAAGAATAATCCGATTGCTAAACTTGTAATAAATATCGGAACGTTAATAAACATCATATACATATTTGTATTATTTTTTATTTTCTTGTATTTCAAAATCATCATTAATAAATGATTCATTTTTTATATCTATTTTGGTTGGCATAAAATGAAAAATTTGCATTTCTTTTTTATTTATTTTACCATTATTACTTTGTGATATTTCATCTATATATGTAATTTGATATTTAAGTTCTCTTATTTTAGATTGGATAGGTATAATAATATTTTTATAAATTTGTATTGTGTCTGATAATACACTTTTCTCTCCAGATATTTGATATTGTTTTATATTTTTCTTAAAAGTATTGACTAATTGATTAAATTTCCTTTGAGTATTATCTAACTCTTCTTTTCTAGAAATAAAAACCTTTTCACTTTCATTACCACCTTCATTACCACCTTGATTATCTTGGGAATTGGATACTTCTACCATATTATTTTTTTTATAATAAAATTCTTTTATTTCATTCGCGTAATCTAATAATTTCTCTAAATTTTCTTTATTAGTTTGAAATTCATTAAGAATAACCTCTTCATCGTCTAAATCAAATAATAAATCTAATTTATATTCGGTAATTACTCTTTTCTGTAAATTTATTTCTTTTCTTAAATAGTTTAATTTGGTAGGAATATCAATAATAGTAGGTTTTTCCAATTTTATTGACAAATTACAAGGGGTATCCGCACCACAAATTACACTGGTATCTGTAAAAATTAGCGCTCCATGTTTTCCGCAATTTGCACATTTTATTTGTTGCTTCTTTTTCTCTAAGTTTAATTTTTTATCTTGTATGCTAGCATCAGGATATTTTATATTATAGTTTTTCTTAATTGTTTCTATTTTTTTATCTTGTTTTAGCTTTAATTTTTGTAACTGGTTGTAAATATCTAGATAATTATCCCATAACTCTTTAGACTTACCTTGGTCGGTCATTTATATTTAAGTATTATAAAAATTTTTATGTAATAATTCAAATGGACTTTCAAATTGTGGTAAATCAGTTATTTGTTTATCAAGTTGTTTAGCCTTTTTTGCTTCTAATTGTCTTACTTTAGATATAAAATAATCTTTTTTTAGTATTTTATTTTTTTTTCTATCTTCTGGTGTTGGTCTTGTTTTATATTTGTAATATAATAATCCACAAGAAATACCAATAAAGGTAGTCAATAAGGCTAAATTAACAACTCTATTAAATTCTGTATCTTTCTTAATTTTACAATTTTTTAATGTTTCTTTTAAAAAATATTTAACACCAGGTTCAATTAATAAAGGTTTTGAAATATCCATATAAATATTGTATTTAAAAAATCAAAAAATTTTATACCTATTATCTATAAATGATTTCTCCTTTTACGACATTTATATATTTTTCAATATTAACAACTGTATATTTTGTTTTAAAATATTTTATTGCAGAAAAACACGGGTCTATTAATAAAAGTTTAGGTACAGCTTTGGGGCTATGTTATTTGATAATTATGGTTTTATTACAATTATCTTCTAATATAGCTAATGCTAAAGAAAAATGTGGAGGAACACCTCAAACAATTTCAGCTATAAATTATACAATTATGCCAAATTTATTTATTTTTGGTGCATTGGTGGTGGTTATGATGGTTTTCCCTGGATGGAAAGCACCATTTTCAAATACAATTGGATTTTCTTTTGTAAAATGGATATTAAATGCAAAAGGAACATTTATAAAAATGTTAAAAGAGAAGAGTAATAATAAATTATTACAAATGGTTTATAGCGATCCTTCGATGATGATAAATGAAATAACTCCTGAAAATTTTGATTTATTTATAAATAAAATGGGTGTTCCACCCAATTCAATATTAGGAGTGGATTATAAAAAATACATTCCCGATTTATATAATTTAGTCGTTATAAAAGATAAAATAGCTGAATTTATATGGTATATGTTTACTGGGTATCTTGTTATACAAAACTCGGATAGTTACATAAATTCAATTAAATGTAAGAGAACAGCTGATGAATTAGAAGCGAAATTAGCTAATATGATGGATAATCCCAAAAAGAAGAAGAAAAAACAAAAATGGAAACTTGGATATTAAATGTTGGTAATCAAATGTTGGTAATTAAATGTTGGTAATCAAATGTTGGTAATTAAATGTTGGTAATCAAATGTTGGTAATTAAAGGTTATTAATTAATTGTAAATAAATAATTAATAACGAAATTTAGGGATAGCTAAATAATATAAAACAAATAAATAACAAAAAATAGCTAATATTAATGTTAAAAACCAAATAGGTATAACTGTTTTTTTCCTAGTACCTAATCCAAACTTTCTCAATGACCCATCTTCTTCATATAAAAAAGCTGGTTCAGCTAATTGAATAATACAAAAAAATACAGCAAATAAAATTATAGATACCGAAGTAATATTTCTACTAATATACTGTCTATACATAATAACTTATATATAGTTTAGTTTTTAATTTAGTAAAAAATAGGGTAATTAAGATAATTTAAGAGTAATCCCCGTTGTCGTCACCATCTCTATCGTCATAATCATCATCATCTGGTAATCCGTCTAAATTATATACTTCGGATTCAATTCTTCGTGTAATATCATCACCAGCTATTTGGTCTAAAATCGTGGATATATTGAATATTTCCCCTACAAATTCACTCACATCATCCAATCCACCACTTCTTAATTCCATTAGTGCATCTTTATCCATTTTTTCACGCTCTTTATCGTATTGATTTTCATCATATTCATATATAGCTTTTGTTCTACCTAAACTCCAGTCACCCAACGAACTATTCTTCATAATATCTTCTATTTCTCTTTGTTCTACAGTTAAATCTCCAAGTCGTTTAACAATTTGCTCCTTTTCTTTTGTTTTAGTTTTCAAGACATTTTTATTTATTGTTTCCGCTGATACATTTAATAATTTTTTATACTTTCCTATTTTTTTCAAATATAAATTAAGTAGAGAACAAGTTTCTTTTTCAAGTTTTTCTTGTTCACCCCTTATAATGCTTAAGTCTTCACCATCTTCTGCTTCATCCAAAAAGTCTTCTGTCTCGACAGGACCAACTCTTAAGTTTGTTTCAAATGCTGTAACATATATTGAAAATGAACATAATAAAAAGTAATAAGCTAATTTTTTTAAAATTTCACCGTCAAAAATAGAACCGGTTCGGTCATTATCTGATAAACCCGAATAAAATGGAATAACATTCATAAGCATTAATAAATCTTCGTTATTTTGTAATACATATTCTAATATTGCGTTTATATTTTTATTTTTGTAAAATTGTGAAAATCCTTCTCCATCTTTCAACATAAATCCCATTACTTCATTTTTATGTCTATCACTAATTTTTTTGGAACCTTTCAACCAATGCTTTGGGACATATCTATCATTGAAATTTACTTCGTTTAATATCATATTTGGATATGTTTTACACATATTAACAACTATTTCTTTAATCATTCTAAAAATAATAAAACCCGTTTCATCTTGTTGTGTCATATATGTATTATCACCTAATAAATCCCAATTAAGTATAAATTTTTCTCTCTTTGTTTTTACTTTATTACGAGAAACTTGTCCTTCTGGGGAATATTCTAATAAAATATCATTTAGTTGTTGTGTTAATTCTCCGTGTTCTAACATTTTTTCACTAATTTTCAACGACATTTTATTATTTATATTATCTAAATAAGAAGTGAACTCTTTAACAACCTCATCATCTTCACCTTGAATACTAACATCAAACCTATCTATTATATTTTGCAAATAATCCAATAATTTTGGATGACAAATGTCAGATTTTTTTCCCTTTAAATATTCCAACGTTTCTTCCAATTCTAATTTTTCAGTCGTTACTGGAGGGTCTAAATCATAATATAATATATTTTGTCTATTTACATTATTTAATAAAATATTTAAGGTTTCTTTTGTATAATTCAAACTATTTGCTTCCATAGATAGAATTTTGTCAGTTATTGAATCTGAATTTCTAAAATTACATTTATTGTTAATACAAATTCGCTTTAAACCATCTTCTAGTTCAATTCCACTATTGAACTTGCAATATTTTATAAACGCCAAATAAATTGTCTCTTTTGAAAATTCGTTTGATACAGTAGGATATACAAGTTTTGTATTTAACGCAAAATTGAAATAAACAGGTTTATGCATATTTTTAAATCTATAATATAATTCTGTTAAATTTTTTACAATAATATTATGCGTTCTAATAGAGGTCTCTTTTTCGGAAAAATATAAATTTGTTCTTGGCTCTCCGTCATTACAACAAGCATTTTCTAGAAAGGGGGCTCCTCCTTTGGTTTCTAATAACATCGGTTCGTTATTTATAACTCTCTGAACCGATTCTATTATCGCAAAGGAATAACTTGTAATTTTACCATATAATGCCCATAAATGGGCGAATTGTTCATAAGACCCTTCTTCCATTCTACTTTTAACTGTTCTTTCAAAAGTCCCTGATATATTATTTAGCTTTGTTACGGTGATTGGTATTAAAGGAGGTAAAAAATCACTCCATCGTTGAGGATCAAATTCATCTATTATTATTTCTGTTTTTTTATTTTTTTTATTCCATTCTCGTTTAATTGTTAGTTTTTGTTGTATTTCATCTATTGATAAAATTTTATCTACCATAAATGTTTTTATTTTATCTACAAATTTATCTTTAATTTCAGTATAATTTTTTCTCCTACTTTTTGATTTACCAGATAAAGCCGTTGGTATTATATTCCAAGGTCTTTCCTCTCTTTTTAACACAAATAATATACAACTTAAATATTCGATGAATGCTAAATCAGCATTTCCATCTATGGGAAACCCTGTGAATGATTTTTTACAGTCACCGAAAACCTTTTTTGTAATAATATTTGGTATTATGGTTTGTACGGCAATAATATAAACAGAAATAATAGAATATATTTCAATCTGGTCTGCTTTTTTTTCGAACGTAATTAATTTTTTACCACCTTTAATTTTTTTTGCGTATAATTTTTTGTACGCTTCTTCATCCGGAATATTGGTATTCATAGATTTCATTACAATTCTAATAATAAAATTATATTCTGATTTTGTATTTATATATAATTTTTCATCTAATGTTTTTAATATTCGTTCAATATGTCTTGCCAGAGCAGTATTATATGTTTGTGTAGTGTCCCTTAATCTATTTCCTCTTAATTTATCTGACATTTCTTCCTCCATTATTTCTCTAGAATTATTTTTATACCCATCTGTCGAATATCCTTCCGAATAATCTAAGGCAATATCATTTGAAATATAATAACCACTAAATTTATCAACCCATTTATCACCTTCGCCACTTTTTTCACCTCTCAATTTATAAATTTTTTCCAACGTTAATAAATAAGTATTATTGTTGAATCCAATAACCAAGTCTTTAAAAAATGTAGGCAGAAGTTTTATATCTGTATCAACGCAATAATACCAATTACCATCTTCATCGTCGTTTGTTAATCTACAATATTGCTCTATAAATTTATCCAAATTTGCAAATTTCTTTACTATATCAATTTCGGATAATATTTCATCCCTTAATAATTCATAGGGCGAAACAATTATATCTCTTTCTTCTAATGTAGAAGCAACCCTTTGTTGATATATATCATTTTTAAGTAATTTATGAATCTTTAGTTGCTTTAATGATTGTAAATTTTTTTGGCGGTATTTAAAATCAAAAAATAATTCACTCTTTAATTGTTGTATTGATTTTATTAGTTCTTCTTCAAATCTTTTTTCAATATCTTCGAGTATATTTATTTTCAACATATCCTTTGTAACATCTAAATTAGCACATGAATCTTTAATTTTAAAACAGTTTTCTTTAATATTACAAAAATTAATTTGGTCTGGTGTCATACCAGAAAGAGACTTGTCATATTTCCATATATTATTCTGTCTAATATAATATTTGATATTACCGTCGCCTTGTATATCTAAATACGCGTATTCTTCCTCTTGGATAGCTCTTGAACCATATACCATCGCTTCTGCGTCGTTTTGAGCTTTATTATTTTCAATTCCGTTGTTTTCTATTAAAAATTCTTTTAAAGCTTGAATAACTAACTCATTATCATCAGTAGAAGCAATCAAACTAGCATTATTTCTTTTCCATTCTTCACCTATATCATAAGGAGTTTCATCATATTTTTTATCAACAAATACAGGTACATTATTATCTTCCGTTAATTCTTCAATAGTAATATATCGTTTCACTAGTGTTTTTTGTTTTTCACACTTTTTTGATTCTTCGCTATTTTTTTTCTCATCTAAATTGGAATCTAAATTAGCCAATTCATCCGTAATTTTACTCTCTATATCTATTGGTTGACTGAATGTTAACGCACTTATTGATAGAGCCAGATTATATAATCTACCAGCATCATAACTTATCATTTTTTTTAATGACTCCTCTGTATCTATATTATCGGTTATGTTATAACTTGATTTATCAAATATATCTTGATTGTCATTTTTTATTAATTTTGGCAAAATAGTCGAAACAAAATAACTTTTATTACTTCTTATAAATTTTAAGAATTCCTTTTGATTTTTAATTAAGATTTTTTTATGTTTATTGATTTCCTCAAATATAAACTCATTAATAGTTTCATATTGTTTAAATGATATATCATCAGTATATATCATAAATGGTTCTAAATACTCTATTATTTTAATATAAGATGTTCCGTTTTTGATATATTTTTTTACCAACTCAAATAATATTTTAGTTTTCGGTATCATATTTTCTAAAAATTGATTATAAATTTCATCACTTTCACCCAAGGATGTTCTGTCTATCAGTTTTCGGCGTTCTTCAAAGCTAAAATATGTATTGCGACCTAATAATTCTTTTTGGTCGCCTTGTGAATTTTCTATTTTATTCATTACCTCTTCTTCTTGTCCCTCTTTAATAACTATTTCTTCTCCCTCAGCCCAATTTTTCAATATTTTAAAATAAAAATAATTGAAAAAGTGTAAGTTTGTTTTATCATATATAGAAGTTGTTGGTAAATTGATATGTGAATATTTTAAATAAGGTTCTTGCAATCTTAAAAATCCCAAAATATCAACTGTGTCGTTTGTTGTTAAAGGAACTCTTATTGCTTTACTATTTTTATTTTTAATATCAGGATTATTTAATCTACTTAATCCCAAATTATATCTATCTATTACATATTTTCGCGTACTTACATTTGTTCCGTCCACCATATTCGATTCAAAATTTTCAAGATTATTAATTATTATATCTAAGTTACAATCAACATCCTTTTTTGTTATAATATTATTAGAGTTAGATGTTTCTGAAAATGGTGTAAAATAAGGATTCATCGTTTGCATCAAATATGTGTATTTATTCTGTCCGTCAGGCACCGTATTACTTTTATACTGACCTTGTGCTTCTATTACCATATTTTGCGATTCTGAGTACTTCATTTTTTCCGCATCTTCAAAAATTTCAGCTTCAGGTATATCCAAATCAAATAATTTATGTGAGTTTCTGCCTACAGGTATTAACCAATACAATTTATTATTTAATTTTTTCAAATTATTTATTAATGGTTTGTAGTTCGCACCTTTTTTAAGAATACTTTCCGCATTACCTGTTTCATCAAATCGGGAAAATTTTATTCTTAATTGTTTAAATCTTTCAATTAAATTATGAATATTATTTAATACCTTTCTACTTCTTTTATCAGTTGGATATGCGGATAATAATTCATCTAATATATCTTGCGTTTGTGTTTCTATTCCAAATCTTTTTTCACTTTCTTTTACTCTTACCATCTCTGTAATTTCTCCAAGAGAACCTTCTCCAAGTTCAATATCATCTATATCAATAAATAAATTTTGTATATTTTGTTTGATATCTTCGCTGTCAACAATTAATTCTAAATCTTCATCATCTTCTAAATCTTCATCTAAATCTTCATCTAAATCTTCTGGTGTTTCCTCTTTTTCTACTTCTTTAGTTAATTCTGGTGGGACAAATGTTCTAATACCAACAATAGGTAATCCGTCAGGTATACCCTTATATCCAAAATCAATATAAATTTTTTGCTCTGTACCATAAATGTTAATTTCTATCTCGTCTTCATCTAAATCAGTAATCTGTCCGTTTATAATGGAAGGCACATCCCCTCCAAATTCTACTGTTATCCAATTTTCAGGAATTAAATCTCTTTGTCTAGCATATCCTTTTATTTCTGGAGTTGCTAATATATTTATTTGTGTTATAGATTCGTCATTTAGACTACCATTTATAATGCCTATTTCTATTTCATCATCTAAATTCATATCATTTATTAATTTTACTTTGTTATTATCTAAATATTCTATGTAATAATTTTTATCATTAATAGCAGAATTGGACGGAGCAATTATTTTAATAACTTGACCTAATTCTAAAAATAACTTTGGTGATTCTTTTCCAGACATTACTTATATTTATCATAGAAATTATCTCTAAGAAGAAATAACATATAAATATTATATAAAGAGTCATTTATATAATATCTTAGATGTCTAACACAGCTAGCTATAAGCCAAATGAATATGCAACCTTATCAAAATTAATAAAGGATAAAAAATACGCCGATGATAAATATATTTCTGTAAAAAAAATGGGTCATTTATATGTTTTGAAATATGTAAAAAACAAGTTGACAACTGAAAATATTAATTCTCTTGGATTATTTAGATCTATTATTGTGGATGAAGAGGGAAATATCGCATCATTTGCTCCTCCAAAATCGGTTAATTTTGATATTTTTTCACAATCAAATGAGTACGATGAATGTCATATTCAACATTTCCCAGAAGGAACAATGGTGAATGTTTTTTTTGATAAACATACAGATGATTGGGAAATTTCAACAAGAAGTACAATTGGTGCTAAATGTAATTTCAATATTGATAGCAACATTACTTATAGATATATGTTTTTGGATGCCATGAATAATACCGGACTTGAGTTCGACCATTTAGATAAAACATTCTGTTATAGTTTTGTATTACAACATCCTAAAAACAGAATAGTTGTCCCTATAACACAACCTTCTATTATTTTAACAAATAAATACAAAATAGAAAATAATCAAGTTTATAATAATAATATTACAAGTCCCCATTTTACTAAACTTACTATGTATCCTATAACTGATGAAACATTTTCTACAAGTTTGAATTATACAGGTCATTCATGGAAGGATATTGACGACCATTTCTTCTCTAGTAATTTACCATATCAACTACAAGGTGTTGTAATATATAACAATAAAGGTGAAAGAACCAAAATAAGAAATACTAATTACGAACAAGTTAAACATTTAAGAGGAAATAGTCCAAAATTACAATATCAATATTATCATCTAAGACAACAAGGTGGTGTTGTTGATTTTTTAAAATATTATCCAGAACATAAACAAGAATTTAGTGATTTTAGAAGAGATGTACATAAATATACCGCTCAGTTATATCAAAATTATATTAATTGTTTTATTAAAAAACAAAAAACATTAAAAGAATACCCTTATCAATTCAAAACTCATATGTATAAACTTCAGGAACTCTATATTAATGAATTAAAATTAGATGGTAAATTTGTAAATAAAGGTGTTGTTATTGAGTATATTAATACATTACCTCCACCTAGATTAATGCATTCTATAAATTATATTAAAAAACAATTCGATAAAGACCAAAAAATTGTTACGAGTGATTTAAAGGTAATTATGAAAAGCGAAATTCAATAATTATTTAAGTTTCTTTTTAGATTTTCTTCCAGATTTTCTTCCAGATTTTCTTCCAGATTTTCTTCCAGATTTTCTTCCAGATTTTCTTTTAGATTTTCTTCCAGCTCTCATTATTGTTGGTAAAGCATTACAGTATCCGTTCATTAAATGGTCTGTTAATGATTTTTTTTTAATTATTGGAAAATCAAGCTTATTAACCTTAAAAAAAGATTCACCATTATATAAATTTAAATCACCAATTGGTTGCGTATTTATTGGTGGTGATATTTGTAATTTGTTACTTGAAGAATACAGCGCTGTAGTTTTATCTACAATATCTTTAATAACACCCCAAAAATCTGAATTCCCACCTCTGAAACGATTCTTAGTTCGTAATAGTTTTTTAACGGCATTATCTTTTAATTCACCAGATTGTATCATAGTATGTATAATTTTGTAAAGTCCAATTTTGTCAAGCTCATTTTTAAACATGTCTCTGTTGTCTTTGTTTAAAAATATTTCATTCGCTATAGTAGCACATATAGCTAATAATATAACTCCATTTTTCATTGATAATCTAGGTACTATATCTTGGTCGTTTATAAAATTTACAATTTTAATTGTTTTTCTATGTTTCTCTAAAAAATCTTTTAGTGGTGGTCCATTTTTCGAAGTTACAGTTGTTCCTGGTGCGTAACCAAATATTTTTAATCCCTTAAACCCAACGGTTTCGTGTGTTTTTCCATTTAATAACGAATCAAAAAACATAATACCAAACATATGAGCGACACCACCCCCTAAACTATGTCCCGTGACAATTACTTCTGTAATTTCTTTATTAATAATCTTTTCTGCTATTATTTTTCCTATTTGTGAATTAACCATAGTTGCAGCTCTTAAAAATCCAGCGTGTGCGTAGTATATATTTGTATCTAGTGTAAAAGATTCTGTATTTGCTAATAAATCAATAAGAGCATCATTTCCTGTTGAAGTTCCTTTAAAAGTAACAATAATTTTACCATCTTGTTCTACAACTGAATATTTTGGCACTAAAAATCCACCAGGAAGATTTTGTTTATCTTGGTATCTTATTATTTTTCCTTTTCCTGAAATAAATTTTCTCCAGTCATCTTTACTAGAATATATAGTATTTGCCCACCTTGAGTATTTTATAGCTGTTTTTTTATCAAAAGTTGATTTTATATTACCAAAATGTTTAGTAGGTGGTGATTTTGTATAAGACATATGTAATAATTTAAACGCAACGGGTAAAAATTTTTTATTTTTTTTCATAAAATTTTTAAGCGTTAAATCACTATTAATCGCTTTTGTTGATTCTTGCATTATTTTATTAAATAACTTATTTATAAAATCCATCGTTTCCTTTGATGTTGTTATTTTAGATACAACAGATTGTTGTGTTTTTTTAGCTTTATCTATAGCTGCTTTCCGTGTTTGTTTCATATTAGATACAGTTGCTTTTCGTGTTTTGTTAAAAGACCTTGCATTGAAAGATGGAATTAATGGCATATATATATATTGGTTCGAATTAAATAATATCTTATAAAAAAATATTATTTAATAGTGAATATTATTTAATAGTGAATATTATTTAATAGTGAATATTATTTAATAGTGAATATTATTTAATAGTGAATATTATTTAATGTTAGAAGTATTCTTTGATATTGGCAAATAGTTTAATTCCCACCTCACACGCAAATTTAACCATACTATATACATTTACATCTGATAATTGTGTATCTCCTTCTTCGGAAAATGCTATTCTAATAATAGAATAATCGTCATGAGGATGTTTTTTGATAAACCCTACATAACTTAATTCTCTATCTTTTTTATAGTATTGTTCGTGTAAAACAAATTCGATAACTTTACCAATTGTATAATCTTCTCCTTGTAAAATTACGTCTACAGCATTTTCCATTGCCGTAGACTTTTTATCCAACTTTAACTGTTCGTTATCGCATTTTTCTTTGATTTTATCTAGTCTTCTAATGATATTATCACATCCCATATTAATCAACTCAACATTTTTATATACACCAACACTTTCTACTTTAAAATCAAAACTATCCTTAATAAAATATCTTTTTGCTTGTAATGTGTACCAATTTTTACGTTCATATTCAATTCTATCGTCATTTAAGCCGTTGGATTCTAAACCTTCACTAATACTTTGCCATTGATTATGTTGTTCAACTTTATCTTCAGTATTACCAAAAGCACAAGTACTAACAACATTATACATTCCGTCTTGTTTTGCTGTTGCTGTTTTTAATTTTACTTTTAAATTTATTGTTTCTCCAATAATATCGTTTGAAATTTTAGGTCGTAATCTTGCAAATAACACATACTCTTGTGTCATTTTGTTTGGTGGAAATATTGATTTTGTTTGTTCAATAGTAAGAGGTTTATCAGTAACAATATCTTTTATAGTAAAATCTTTAGATGTTACATACTGTATAGAATCACTTTCATTATGAACATTTAATTCTATTATTAGATTTTCAATATTATCGATGTCCTTGATATGGACAGGAATGCATCCTAATCTTTGTTTTAAAATTTCATTATGAAATCTTGTTGTATTTTTATATATATTAATTGTCTCGTTATCTGTATCAAATACTACAGTCTTTATATCAGCTAACAATACTCTTCTTAAAGCATTTGCTATACTAACATTTGTATTTTCAAGTGTAAATGTAAGAATTTCTTTGGATTCATTACCATGTTTTACTACAGGTAATCTAATTGTTGACGAATCTTCAACATCTGAAATAATTTCGTGAGAAGCCATAGAAGTCATATATTATAATATAAATATACTATTTTAATATTATTTCAATTTTAATATTATTTCAAATTTAATTAGTTTAATTTTCTTGAACGAAAACTTTAGATATATAAATGAGTAGTGTGTTGTATTACAGTAAATATTGTGAAAATTGTAAGAAATTATTATATGAATTAGGTAAAACAAAGATTCAAAAAAATATACATTTCTTATCAATTGATAAAAGAAAAAACATAGATGGCAAGATTTATATTATTTTAGATAATGGTAAAGAAATTTATATGCCTCCAAATATAATAAGTGTTCCCACTTTGCTATTATTAAATAAAAATAATAAGCTTTTAGTTGGTGAAGATGTTTCTAACTTCTTTAGACCTCAAATAATGGGTGAAAAAACACAAGCTGTCCCCAATAATTTAGAACCTTTAGCATTTTCAGGGAACGAAATGGGATTATGTATGAGTGATAGTTATTCTTATTTAGACCAAAGTTCAGATGAAATGAACGCAAAAGGTGATGGTGGTTTAAGACAAATGCATAGTTTTGTTAAATTAAATCACGATGATAAAATAAACACTCCTCCAGATGATTATGAACCTGATAAAGTAGGTCAAGTGGATATGGGTAAATTACAAGCAGCTAGAGAAGCAGATATAACACAAGAACCAATCCCACATTCACGATAATAACATTTAAATAATAAATTTAAATAATAAATTTAAATAATAAATTTATTTAATAAATTTAAATAATAAGATTTAAAAATAATTATTTATTATACATTATATGTCTTCGTTATTAAAAGCTTTCAATAATCATCTTTTAGAATTTATTGACGATATAATAAGAATATTTCCTCAAAATTTAGAGATAAAAACCGGGAGAACATTTATGGAAGGTATCAGAAAGGTAAATCCTAAAAAAATAATTACGTATTGGCAAGCTAATATTTTAAATTTATATGAAAAAGAAATAACAGATAATGATATTAGTTTTTTCATTAATAAAGATTATAAAAATGATAGTGATGGCGAAGCACAAACACTTAAGGTATTAGAAGATATAAGAAGTTTAGTTAAAAATACATCTCTTGAAAATCAAGAAAAAGCCATGAAATATATTCAAAATTTAACCAAAATATGTAAAATATATTTTAACGATTAGTTTAATTTAAATATTAAATTTGAATTAAATATACAATGAGTAAAAAAAGTAGTCTAGAAGAAAATATCCCAGAAGAATTTGCAAAAATAATTAAAGATTTTTATAGAGATATTTTAACAACTTTTCCTGAATGTAAAGATAAATTAGGAGAAACAGATGTTATTTTTTTAACAGGAGAGGGTGATTGTATGACACTTTATTTATATTGCAAAAAAGTATACCCAGAAAGATTTTTTGATATATTGTATCAAAATGTAGAAATTTTTAAAGATGATGCTATAAATACAAACTTTTTACCAAATATTGAATTCAAAAATCTATGGAAAGAAGACATTACTGATAAAACACGCGATGTTATTTGGAAATATTTACAATTAGTTCTTTTTTCAGTATCAAAAGGTTTAGATTCACAAGAATCATTCGGAGATGCCGCAAAACTATTTGAGGGTATAAATGAAGAAGATTTGAAAGGAAAATTAGAACAAACAATGAAAGATATGAATGAAATGTTTAAGGACTCAAGTAATAATATGTTTAGTGGTTTATCAGGAGAAACATTTGATATGTCAGGAATGAATATGGACGATATGCCAAATCCTGAAGATATACAAGACCATATTAATGGATTGCTTGGAGGAAAATTAGGAAGACTCGCTCACGAAATAGCAGAAGAAACAGCTAAAGAATTAAATGTAGATATGGATGACGTCGCTAATGTTAGTGATGTATTTGAAAAATTATTCAAAAACCCAGGCAAATTAATGAGTATGGTAAAAAAAGTAGGGTCTAAATTAGATACCAAACTTAAATCAGGAGAAATAAAGGAGAGCGAATTAATGAAAGAAGCCGCTGAATTGATGGAAAAAATGAAGAATATGCCAGGAATGAAAAATATGGATAAAATATTACAACAAATGGGATTACCCACGGGAGGGAAAAATGATAAGGTTAATATGGGAGCATTCCAATCTCAAATGAAATCGAATATTGGAAAAGCTCAACAAAAAGAAAGAATGTTAAAAAAATTAGAAGAAAGAAAGAAACAAAGAGAACTAAATAAAAAAACACAATACACCACATCATCCTGGGGGGAAAATGAACAAGTTGAAAAATCGTCTAGAACTGGTAATAAAAAAAAGAAAAAGAAAAAGAAAAAGAAGAAGAAAAAAGAAGAAGAACCTAAAGAAGAACCTTAAAGAAAATCCTAAAATTAAAAAATAACCATTTACTATATATCAAATGGTTAGTTTTTGGTTAGACAATCCCAACGTTTTATTAAATAAAAATTATATAACAGAACTGTGGCCCAATAATGATTTTGATTTAGAACGAAAATTAAACTCTATTACTAGATTAATTATTGTATTAACTATTTTAGGCTATTTTCTTACAAAATCACAATATATACCTGTCTCAGCCGTTGTTAGTATAATGATTTTAGTAATAATTTATAAGACAAAATCTAAATCTCAACAAAAGGAAGGATTTAAGGCTCCTTTCGTGAAAAGCACCAACGTAAAGGATATAACGAAGGTATTAGAAAAAGAATTTACGTTACCTACAAAAAAAAATCCAGTTATGAATATTTTAATGAATGAATATAATGACAATCCCAATAGGAAACCTGCTGCCCCTGCTTATAATGACACCGTAATTGAAGAAATTAACGACAAAAGTCAAAATGCTGATAAAAGATTATTTAAAAATTTAGGCGATAATTTAGCTTTTCAACATTCTATGAGAAATTTTTATGCGATGCCCAATACACAAATACCTAATAGTCAAAAGGATTTTGCTGAATTTTGTTACGGTAATATGCCGTCTTGTAAAGAAGGAGATAGCTTGCAATGTTCAAAAAATAATGCATTATTTAGAACTACTTAATTTTAAAATAAAATTATCTTAAGTAAAATATATAGAATGGCGAGTGTATATAACTTTACTTTTGATAATTTAACTGGACTCAATGAAGATTCTTGTAGTATTTCAGAAAAGGAAATGCAAAATCAAAACTTTGGTAATTATAATATTCAAAGTTATTTCTTGCCAAATTGTGGTATGAAAAAAACTATTGAATTTGCTACAAGTCAACCTAATGTCTTTTTTAATGGCGGTCATGCAGGTTTAGGGGGTTGTAACATCGATAGCGATTCGAATCTTAAGATAGGTACCATACAAACAAATCCAAAATGTAGAATTAGCCTTCAACAACGACCGTTTTTAACTGTTCCATTTTTAGGAAGAGGTCCTTCTAGACCCATAGAAGAAGCAAATTTACAACAAGGTTCTTATTCTGGAGATAAAAAATCNTGTAAAAATCTTACGGAAAAAACAATCAAAATTAACCAAGAACTTGTCCCNTCCTTAAAATCCAGCATACAAAACCCAGCTAACTTATGCGAAGGTGTTGCTGCTGACGGATGGATTCGTGGCGGACTTCCTTCAAGAGAACTATCCCGGGATAAAGATTATTTCTCAAAATGTAATTAAATATTATTGAATAAATATAATTATATGTATAATTATTCAATAAACACAACTTATTTAGATATTAAAGACGAAGACCAAGATACTCAATATAGAAAAGAACTATTAGAAGTATTCATGCTTCACGAGTATAGACATAAACCCATTATGAAAACTATTGAATTTTGTTTTAAACAATATGGAGAACAACATCAGGTTAAAATTATTCTTACAGAACTTATAAAACATTCTACATTCCCATTTGGTTTAGATCAAGCAACTGCGTTCACTATTTTATTTTCTTTTGAAAACTTCTATTATTTTCATAAGGCCTTAAAAAATATGGAGAGAAATTCAACCATTAATCCTGAACTTTATAAAAATATAATAGAAAATTTACAAAAAAATAGTTTGTAATTATATATGACATCTTTAAAAAATTCACCAGGCCAATATTGTCAAGAACAATTGGCATTTAAGGAACAAATACAACACAGAGAATATAAATATAGTCAGGTTCCGTTAACCAGTAAATTACCTGGTTTAGGAATAAATTGCGGTAATATGCGAGGAGGATACTACAATAATGTATTGTCTAATAATGCTTCTAATATCGAAAGTCATTTATTTGGTATTAAACAGATTGATTTAACAAAACCAAAAATAACATTTGTTGCACAACTAAATAATTTAGAGGAAGAAAAATGGTTTAAAACTCCAAGAGTTTTTGTACCAGAACCGCTCGTGGTTATAAAAAACCAAAGACCCGTCGGTCCATTCTCAGGCGTATAAATTTATATAATATCTCAAACTATTATATAAATGACCACAATTAATAATAATAACGTTACCACCAGAGATATATATACTAGTCATAAATTATATTTGGAGAAAAGAACAGGCAGCAGATATTATAATTTAGGATATATGATGTATAAAGAAATTATAAATGGCACCGCAGCAGCTACCTTGTCTAATTTACAAGATGCTATTACTAATTTTGAGGTCGCCTTATTATTTGATAAAAATGATATCAACGCAATTCTGTTAAAAAATGAATTATGTGATAAATATGGTCCTAACTCTGTATCACCTATATTCACTACAAGTAATATTTCAACATATAAAAATAACGCAAAAAAAACATACAGAAATTGCAAATGTTAATTTACACACGATTATGGTAACAAAAATATTTATAATTAATTTGTTTATTTGAGTAGTGACATCAATCATTATATCTGTTTTGCACCCACTATCATATTTAAGCATATTGGTGTTTGTCATATACTTTAATTTTTTTTTTGAATTTTAAAAATTTATATATATATTAATAATATAAGATGGCTTTTACACGATTTAATTATGACGAAGGTAGAACAAAAAAAAAATTACAAGAATCAACTGGACCAGGTAGATATTATTTGAATATGCCTGGCAACGGGTCAAACCCTTGCTTCTTTAATGACCCACAAATAAGAATGCAAAAATGGGGAGCAAATTTAGAAAATGTTGTAAATGGAGCACCTATAGATATTGATAGTGATTTAAAGGGTGTAACAAGAAAATTAACAAAATATAACCAGAAAAGTCAATTTCCACATTCAGGAGTACCTATTACACAAAAAGTGGAATATCCTATTTGCGGAGACGCTTTAACGGATGAATCTAGAGCCACGCACCCAGCATGGATGTATAGAGCTTTATCTCAAAACAGAGAATATCCTTTATTTTTAGACCCACAAGAAAATGTTTGTATGAGATTTCATAATAATTTAAATACACGTCTTTTAGAAAGAGATAATTTTGTTCCAAAAATACCTTGTCTCAAATAAATATATATTTTAGCATTTAAAATATATATATTACTTATATATAAATGGCAGAAATAGCTATACCTATGGCAGTTCTAGGAGTAATGTATATTATTTCAAATAAAGAAAAAAAAGAAGGATTTACAAATGAACCCTTACCAAATCTAAATAGACCTGTTGTAAACTGGCCTTCAGAAAGAAAACAAGAACATAAAGGGTATGTTGTTGAAAATAAAAGAGATTTATTAAATGAAACAAACGTCCAAACATACCAAGGTTACCGAAATAGCACAGAAAATTTATATCAACCCACAGGATACAAAAAAGCATTAGCTTCAAATGAAAAAAAAGTTGGGGCATTCCAATCTTTAACAGGTGAAAATGTTTCAAGTAAGGGATTAGACCATAATAATATGGTGCCTTTTTTTGGGTCAAAAGTGACACAAGGAACAGGGGAAAAAGGATATGAAGGATTACTTGATATTTATACAGGTGGAGGAAGTCAACAAAATAAAAAAGAAGGAATAGCACCTCTTTTCAAACCTCGGGCAAATATGAGTCACATAAATGGTACTCCCAATAATAATGAATTTATGATGGAAAGACAACGGTCTGTTCTTACAAATAAAATGAATAATACTAAACCATGGGAAGAAATCAGGGTTGGACCTGGTTTAGGAAAAGGATACACTAGCGAAGGTTCTAATGGCTTTAATTCTGGTATGGAGGAAAGAAGCAAATATTTACCCAAAACAGTCGACCAATTAAGAGCTTCTACTAACCCAAAAGTTACATATGCAGGTCAAGTATTAGGGGCTTTTGTTGGAAAAGGAAATGCCAAAACTGCCCACGATATGGCACAACAAAGTAGGTCAGTAGGACCAAATGGGGAAAAAATCCCACAAGTGTATCAAAACTTTAAAAATCGTCCCGACACCTATTATGAAAATCCTTCCAGTAGATGGTTTACAACTACTGGAGCAGAAAAAGCCCAAACGGTAAGAAGTGCTGTTATTCTTCAACCTGAAAATAGAACGACAACTACAAGAGAATATTTTGGTACCGCTGGTGATAGAGAAGCAGAAGGAACATACCAACCAGGTCATTTCAGACAATCTCACAAGATTTCTTTAGGAAGCGAACAAACAGGACCAGCAGCTAAACAAGGTGGATGGGGTGCTACAAATAAAGATTACGGTAAAAACGGTTATAAAGCTCGCGCTAATGCAAGAACCTTTACAGGACAAAGAAATGACATGGGTATCGCAGGTTCAATTGTTAGTGCATTAACAGCCCCTCTTCTTGATTTATTAAGACCAACCAGAAAACAAAATGTTATTGGTAATATGAGACCTATGGGTAATGTCCAAGGTATGAATGGTAATCACGCCGAACCAGTATGGAACCCTAGTGATGCCCCCGCACCAACTATTAGAGAACAAACAGAAAATACAAAACATATTATGGCAGGCGGATTCAAAAATGATAATGGTTATCTTATCAAAAATAATACACCAGTACCCCAAGAAAGAGATTCCACATCAGTCGCTTATTATAATAACGCAGGTGCTCAGGGAGGAACATCCGCTCCTCGACCATATGATGCTGATTACAACGCCAGATTAAATCCAAATAAACAAATAATTAGTAAGGTAAATAGATATAATATTGGAAATACCAATCTAACTTCACACACTCAAAATATTAGCACTTTTTCTAATACAGCAACTAACGCAACACAACTTATACCTAGTATGCCAAAATGCGCAGCAACCCAACAAACTATTGGAGAATTATCAGGAAAACATACACGCGAAAGAGCTGTAAATTGTCAAAGAAATAACCCAGGAATGGTTCAAGCATTTAATGATAATCCTTATTCACAATCTCTTCAAAGTTGGGCATAAATAATTTTATTTTATATACAATAAAATTATCTTTTTTTAGTTCTATTTTTCCTGGTTCCTCTTTTTTTCCTTGTTTTGTTATTTTTTGGTTTTATTATTTCGTCCATAAAATCATCGAATCTCCTTTTATAAGACTCACTATTTACAGCAGATACCTCTGATTGAGCTCTGTCTTTTATATGTTGTTTTGATTTAAAAAAACTTTCAAAAAATTTTTTATTATTATATTTTTGTAGAATATCAATTATACCCATATTTAAATTAATTGGACTCTTTTTTGATGGTCCAGGTCCCTTAATATCACAGCAAAATTTACCTTTACCCCATACCTTCCAATCCTTTTCTTTTACTGGTTTATTGCGCATACAAAGTAATAACGAATAATCCATTAAATTATTATTATTAAGAAAACGCGTATCTTTTTTTAATTGTTTTTTTATTTTTTTAGCGTTATTAATAAAAATTTTTGATTCCCCGAAATTATTATCTTTTCCAATATCCTTTATTGTTTGATTTTGGACTGTTCTTCTTCTATGAGAACCTTTTAAGTCGAACACCCATGTCCCATTTTTATACGGGTTCAAATTTTTTTGTATAACATACACAATATTATTTTTTTTATATATTCCATAAAATTTAGGTAGCAAAGAGTTTTTATTTCTTCGCATATAAGTTGTATAATCACCCATTAAATTTTTTAATGATAATTTGTCTCCCTTTGTCATTTCTTTTACAAAAAAATAGTTATTTTTTGAATACCACATCTTCATACCACTTTTACCACTTCCCACAACAAAGGTAGTTTTTGATAATTCGTTTTCATAAAAACTTTCTGTTATACCCCATTTTTTTCTTAAATCTAAAAACCTTTTTCTAAATTGGGGATATTTTTCTAGTTCGTAAGAAACATCTACAAAATTATTCATATATATATTATCTAAACATAATTATATTCTACCAACCATATAGGAATTAAATAAACAACCGCGTTCATATTCATTAAAGATAAAACAAAAGATATAATCAACGCCATATTAATAAACCATTTTGGTATTATTATATAATGTCTAGCAATAAAAATAAAAATTAAAGCAAATATAGCTACTTTACCAAACGGACAAATTCTACCACCATATTCCTCACCTATTAAATGTTTGAACCATTTCCCAGACGGACTTTTCAATACGTTAAAATCTATACTTGTTTCAAAAAATATAAACATAAATATTAAATAAACAGATTCTAATATGGATATTATCATTATATAATATTCCTATAATATTTATTTTATATATATAATATAAATGGACTTATTACCCAACTCAAACATACCACCCCCACCAAAACGAAAAACCCCACCAAAACGAAAAACACGACCAACACCGGGTAATAAAAAAGGACCACAAACTATATCAATCGAAGAAGCAAAAGCGAGAGAAGAGGAGAGAAAAAGAAAATACGCATTCGAACAACATAGTATACCACTAATACCATTAGAAGAAGCACGAAACAGAGAAAATATCAGAAAAATGGAGTATTTCGCCAATGAGAAGATTAACTCTGATAATCCCGAGAGGAGTTTTACAGAAAGGTGGGACGATGGTGCCCGTTTAGCAAATGAACGACGGCCTAGAGTAAACACAAGGAAAGAGAAGAAAAAAACATCATTCAAAAGTTTGAAAAATCGTCCTCCTGGCATGGATGGTGGAAGAAAAACGCGTAGAAAGAAGCGTAGAAAAACGCGTAGAAAGAAACGCAGAAAAACCCGTAGAAAAAATAAAAAATCTAAAAGAAAAACGAAAAGAAAACGATAAATTTATTGTAAATATTATACTAATATTATATTTGTATAATATATCTAATATGAGTAAGGCAGCTAAAACAGACCAAACAAAAGGACCAATATCAATAGAAACTCGCGAATTACACGAACCTATTACCCATCCAGAACCCGATATACACACAACATCACACGGTATAAAATCTGTTTTATTTAAACCACCAGGAGAATTTACACGAGGATTACCAAAAGAAGATATGGTGGCAAATATAACCTATTTAAAATCTTTAATTGGTGATACGAGGACAACAAAAAATATTCGTTTAAGACAGATTAAAGAGTATCGGAGAGAATGTTTAGAAAATATAATTCATAAAATATATATAAAAATAAACAACTTGTATGGAGGTGATAGGAGTGAATTATTTCCAAGAGATATTTGTCCTGTAAGTTTCCTTTTCTCATCACTTTACGAAATGCGAGGTTCAGAATTAACAGAAGACGGTCGTCCAAGTAATATACTTTGGATTATAGTTTCCGCATTATTAGAACACCCTCATATTTTAACATTTATGGATGGAGTAACACAAAAAAAATTATTCCACGAACCTCTTCCTGATGGTTCGTTCAAACTAAAAACATTTTTTTGGTGTAGATTGAGTGATACGACAGGAGACGAATCAGCATCTGCTAATGTGCCTGAAAATTATGAAACAACAACAACCGTAGAACATACAGAATATAAAGCAGAATTAACCTTAACTAGAGGATTATTTACAGTACAAGCCGCAAATAAATGTTTTTTTCCTTTAAAGAGACAGGAGACTCTGAAATATATGGGTGGTTGGATGGGAAAAGTGCAAGACGGTGGTAAAGTAACTTCAGATTGGCAAGAGGAGAAAGAGAAAACTGTATTTTCGGTTAAGGTTGGACAAGAATACCACGAATCTCCTAGTTTCGCAATTGATATACCCATAGAAGAAGTTGTGCATGGAATGAAGGAATATTATGAACACAAGCATTTTTTACCCGATGCTATTGGTTGTGAAAATTTATTATCGTTAATTTTATTGGTAGAACACGAATTAGTTCATGTTGCTTATGGTATATATGATAACGAAGGAAATTACGGAGCTAACACAGAACTTGCTACCCTACAGACATATAACGATTTGTTGGTACCTGAAACAGAGAGGGGAAAAAATGGGAAAAAAAAAGGAAAAAGAAAAGGAAAACGAGATAAAGGACCCCGTCTCATTGATGGTATTACAGATGAAAATGGTCATGGAGTTATATTTGTTGAATGGTTAAATATATTATTCGGACATATAGGACATCTATCTCCAGTTGACAGGATGAATCAATATTTATCTGCTAGTGATGTGGTCGAAAAAATCAACGACCTGATGAAAAATCCTAAAATGGTAGCTATGAAAAATGAATACGACCTATTACTAGCAACAAGGCTAGAGTTACCCGACGATGAATATCTTGGTGGCGGAGGTGGTAAAACAATAAGAAAAATAAAAAAAAGAAGAAAAACCAAAAGAAAACGTCGTCGAAAACTAAGGAAAACAAGAAGGAAAACAAGAAGGAAAACAAGAAGGAAAACAAGAAGGAAAACAAGATAAATATTTTTTAATAATTATAGTTAGAGATAAGCTGACTATAATTATTAGATGTCTTTAGATATACATAAAAAAATAAAAGAAAAATTAACATTTTTTATAAATCAACATAAAATCCCACATATTATTTTTCATGGTCCATCTGGTAGCGGCAAACGAACAATTTTAAACACATTCATAAATGATATCTATGAAAATGATAAACCCAAAATGAATCAATATGTAATGTATGTAAATTGTGCCCATAGTAAAGGTATAAGATTTATAAGAGATGAATTAAAATTCTTTGCTAAAACCAATATTCATAATAAAAATAATAATTTATTTAAGAGTATTGTTTTATTTAATGCGGATAAATTAACGATGGACGCTCAATCAGCACTTAGAAGATGTATTGAACAATTCAGTCACACAACACGCTTTTTTATACTTGTAGAAAATGAAAATAGATTATTAAAACCTATTTTATCAAGATTTTGTAATATACATATACCATTACCTAGTATAAATAATAACAAACAAAGTTTACATACATTTAATAAAAAAATACTAATAAATAATGAATATCTATTAAAACATAAATTATGGCTCAAACGCAACTTAATTAAAAAGGCCAATTACAAAGATATTACAAGTTGTAATGCTTTTGTTGAAAAAATATATGAAAAAGGTTACAACGGTATTGATATTATAGATATAATTGACAACGAAAAAACAATAAATAAAAAAAACAAATATTTATATTTGATTTATTTTGATAAAATTAGGAGTGAATATAGAAATGAAAAATTATTCATGTTTGTAATTCTAAATTTATTTTTTATGCGGAAAAACTTAAATTTAGAAAATATTTTAGAAATGTAAATGGACGATTATAATATTAATGTTTTATCGGAAGCAAAAAACGAATATTCCTCTAGACTAGTAACCATACTAACACCTTTAATATTAGAAGGTGTTAAATCTATTTTTAACGAGGCTACAAAACTATGTTTAGATAATGACGAAGAAGAAAAATATTTAATGACGTTTCAAAATTTTCTTTCTAGAGTCACCAAATGGAATTCTACTATAATAGACGAAGAGACAAAACGCATAGTTACACAAAGTAATTGTAGTTATTTAGAGGATTTATTAACTTGTGTTCATATAACACAATTGAAAATTTTAACAAGTATTAGAGTATCACAAAAACAAAAAAAAATAGATATTGATATTCCCACGTTAGACACATTTATACACAGATGTTATATTTCATATGCCAGAAAACTTTATTCCAACGTTTATTTATTTGAAAGTAATATTTTACCTTTGAACTATCAAAAAAATATGAGAGAAGCAGAATTGATGTGTCAAGAATCTGTATTGCAAGTAATAAGGGCAAATATACCTGTTGAAAAAATATTGAGAGCATATATCGATGAAACAGTAGATGATGAAATAATAGAAGAAATTGTTGAAAAGGAAGTTACAGAACTTGAAAAGAAAAAAATAGAAGAAGAATTAGAAACGGTAATTAAAGATGATAAAGATGGAACAATAACAAAAAGCGAAGATACCGTTGTTGTGGAAAAGCCTCATTTGGAAAAAACCAATATTATCGCAGAAGCCTTAAAAACAAATTCTATTAGTAATAAAATAAAAGAAGATACAAACGAACATAATATTAAACTAACAATTGATACACCTCCTATTTTAAATTCTATGGAAAATTCTATGGAAAATTCTATGGAAAATTCTATGGAAAATAATAGTAAAAAATATGATAAAAAAGAAGATGTTGTAAATAGATTATCATTCAACGATACAGATAGTATTGTTAATTATGATAAAAAAGCCTCTCCATCTAATAATCCATTACCTGTTAATTTGGAAGCACCCAAGACTTTAGAAAGATTGGAAAAAATCTCTTTTGACCAAAATCAAAAGAGAAAAGCAGAAGAAGCAGAAGAAGAGGATGACGAAGATACATTAACTATTTTTGGGGATATCGATTTAGACTTGGATTCTATTGACGTTCAAAACTTAGATAAAAATTTAAAATTAGAACCAGACCCGATATTAAATGATATTGAAATTCTTGCATAATGCGTTTTATTTATATAATTATTTATGAATTATTATATAAATGTCAAATTCTATATTTGTTACTGGTGTAGCTGTTTCTTGCGCATACTTACTTTTTAGATTTATTGAAATGCGTTTTATTTTAAAAGAAAACAAACCATTAAAGGTTTTAGCTAGAGATACATTATTGGTATATTTGAGTGTAATTTTGGGAAATTTTGTTATGAGTCAAGTTGGCGGACTTGATATATCAAAATCAGTTCCTCAGGTATTCACTAATAATCCTGAGTTTTAAGCGGTAGTTTCTGTAATTAGATTTACCTTCCAAGATGATATAGATTTTACAACAATAGAATTATCAATCATATTTTTTAGAGAAATTTTTTGACCTTTAAATCTTGAACCAGTTTTAATCCATATATTTTGATAATGTTTTAATGTTTGATTACCATCATCAAATGTATTGATTTCGAAATAATCGGGAGGAGAAGAATCCATTATAATATCAAATATAATATCAAATATAATAAATAATATTAATTAATCAATTTAATATTATTATCATTTTACATTATTATCATTTTACATTATTATCATTTTACATTATTATCATTTTACATTATTATCATTTTACATTATCATCGAACTCATATTATCGATGTTGATAATTTTTTGTTTTTTGATTTTTTTCTTTGAACTTAAAAAGTGTTTGAATATTGGATTCTCTAATTGTTTTTCAGGGGTGTGATTATGGACAGTTCTAACTATCATTTTATAAAGCTTAAATTCAGGGTATCTTTCTTCACCGTCGTTTTTATATAATATGTTTCTCCCCTTGTCATCTTTTGTCCATTCAATAATTAAATTGGTTATAGGGTTTTTACAATCCTTTTGTTCGTCGATATCTTCAATAAAATAATCAAAGAGAGAGCAACCAAGCCTACATAAATCAAAACTTTTATTTGCTTCTAACCTAGGTTTTTTTTCATCAAAATAAGGTTCAAAATTATACTGTGTTGCTGCGTCTCCTTTTGAATGATAACTATCGCTACATATTGTTTTACCTTTATAACTATAAATAGCTCTTCCAAAATCAATTATTTTAAAAATTTTACCAAATGTTGGAACTCTATAATAAGTATTATTAAATTTATAATTCAAGAATGTCTTGTCTGTAGTAATATACATTACATTATTTGTATGTAAATCGTTATGAGTAAAATTAAATATTTTTTGATATGTTATCAGCGTCATAATAATTTGAAATAAACAAGATTTCCATTCATTATCTGTTAATTCATTTTCTTCATCCTCTAATAAAGAATCTAATGTATTTTCCAGCTTTTCAAGACAAATTATTTGTATAGGAAAATTTAAAACAGTAGCATTAATTAGTTCATTTTCAGTATCCATACTGGAATATTCACTCATTTGTGAATTAGACATACTATTTTCTTCATCTGAAGTATCTTCCTCGTCATTAGAATCATCGTCGGTGTTATCTTCACAATCTTCATCCGTATTTGAAGACCTTGATGAACAAGTAGAATCGCTTTTTTTAGCACTTTTATCGTTCGTTTTATTTACGTCTACTGAATATTCTTCTTGTAAAGAAATTTCGTGTATTTTTAAATTTTCGGTTGTTAATTTAAACATTCCTTCGAATATATCATTATTTATGGTTTCACATTCCAAATCAATATCTTCTGAATTATCAAGAATAATTTTTTTTCTGTAATTTCTTGTATCACTAAATAAATTTTTTTCATCTATGTCATCTAATTTAAAAAGTAAATTATTTTGTTTATGAAAATATGGAGAATCATACAAATATTCTAAATCGTCATAAACATTAATTTGGAAGTTTGTTTGAATTGATAAAAAACTACCAAAAAATTTAGTACCATGAACAAATCCTGAATTAGTTACCAATTTAGAAGATAAATAAGAGAAAAAACTATCGACGTATGCTGAATTATTATAATCTTTTACTTTCTTACAACATATATCAAGGGATATACTAGGTAATGAGGATATACTGGGTTGGTCCATATCTTTATATTTCCCAACCATAAATTTGATAGGATCTAGAAGAGGAGAAAATTTAAAAAAAGATTCGCAACTATGAGTTGTGTCTGTTTTACCGTCTGTTACTTGTATTGTAAAATTATTGTTATTTTCACGATGCGTTATTTGATTTATACTATATCTGTTATTTAGATTGATATTACTGTAGTTATTTTTATCTAAATCAAAAAATCTGGAATAAAGAGGGATGTAATTTTGAGGAGCTGAAAATCCGTTTTTTTCTAAATACTTGAATAAATTTGTGTTATCGTTTTTTTTGTAAAAGAGGTCAAACATGAAATTTATATATATACATTTTTTATTCTATTTTATGATATTTAAACTAATTTGTGCGTATAAAGATATAAAAATAACTGAAATAAATTATTATAAAGAATGAATTTAGAACTAAAAAAGTTTGATATGAAAAAAATTACATTTAAGCCTAATGAAAATCAAGGACCTGTTATTGTTCTTATAGGGCGTCGTGATACAGGGAAAAGTTTTTTAGTTAGAGATTTATTGTATTATCATCAAGATATACCAATAGGAACTGTTATATCAGGGACTGAAGCAGGAAATGGATTTTATGGGACAATGGTGCCTAAATTATTTATTCATGACGAATATAATACAGCTATAATTGAAAATATATTAAAAAGACAAAAAATTGTAATGAAACAGGTAAAAAAAGAAAAAGAAGCTTATGGTAGGTCAAATATTGATCCACGGACATTTGTTATTTTAGATGATTGTTTGTATGATAATACTTGGGCTAGAGAAAAATTAATGAGACTTCTATTTATGAATGGACGACATTGGAAGGTGATGCTTATTATTACTATGCAGTATCCTCTTGGAGTTCCTCCCAATTTAAGAACAAATATTGATTATACATTTATTTTGAGAGAACCTTATATCGCAAATAGAAAAAGGATTTATGAAAATTTTGCTGGTATGTTTCCAACATTTGAAAGTTTTTGTCAAGTAATGGACCAATGTACAGAAAATTATGAATGCCTAGTTGTAGCAAATAACGCAAAATCAAATAAACTTGAAGAGCAAGTTTTCTGGTATAAAGCTGTCGCCCATAGAGATTTTAAATTAGGTTCAAAGGAGTTTTGGGAAATGTCAAAAGACTTGGATTCAGATGGTGATGATGAAGGTACTACGTTTGACCCAAGGGGTGGTAGAAAAGGTCCAGCAATTAACGTTAAAAAAAGTAAATGGTAAAATTATAAATAAATTATTAATTATTAATTTATTTATATCGAAATTTAAACCTTAACATTTTCTGTTGAGGAATTCAATAGACCTCTGTCGAGTGCGTCTTTTACAGCTCCACCTCTGGAAACATTATCTCCTTCGAAAAGTTCCTTGCGAATATCTGCTGAGGTCACTTCTTCTTTATTACCAAGAACACTTTCTATTGTATTATTTATACCAACAAGCTGACCGTCTTTATTGATATTTTGTGTTAGTTTGTTACCAGTTTCTTTAGCTAATTTCTTATTTTCTTCAATAGCGGTTTGTTTTGCTTCTAATACGCGTTTTTCAAATTCGGTTTTAGCGGATGCTTCATTTTTATTTTTTTCGTTCATTAATTGATTTAGTTCATCTTCCAAATACTCAACCCGACCTGTCTTATAAGCTTCAGGTTCCCAGGGCATCCACATTCCAACAGGTCCTACATACACATTATGATTGGGGTCCACTTCTCGTAATAATTTACAACGCAATTCTGCTTCTTGTTGAGTAGAATATACGCCTCGGATTTTCAATCCCCTTGTACTGGTTTGAAATTGCTGTTCTGTATTAAATTCGTCTTCAAGTCTGTCTTCATTCGCGTCTTGAAAATTTTTATATTCATCTCGCACATAATTTGTAGTAAATGTTTCTTTTTCACTTTTAGTATATTCTTGAAAATCTTTCATAACATCATCGAAATTAATGCTATATTTATATGACACGAAATTTAGAAATTGTGTAAATTTTTGGACGCTTTTTGTAAAATCGTAATGTTTTAGGAATTCTTGAAAAAAATAATGATTTTTCTGTTGTAAAATATTTTCAGGACTCACAAAACTCACACAAACAAATTTTTGTCCCGACAAGGGTTTATCTTCTTCCAATAAATCAACATATATAGGATTTGGTGTTCCGTCAAGATTTTTTTGATATACACAACCAGGATTCGACATATTATAATACTTTAACAAGAATCACTTTTAAGTTTTAATTTAAATATATATTTTTTTCTTATTATTATTTATAATGCTTCAAAAGTTAATGCAAATGCTAGATTTAGGAGAACTTATTCGCAGAGCCGTCAAATACCTTGTGGAAGGTGTTATGGTTGCTATTGCCGCTTACGCAATCCCCAAAAAATCATTAAATCTCGACGAAGTTGCGCTTATTGCCTTGACAGCTGCAGCGACCTTTAGTATTCTTGATACATACGCGCCGTCTATGAGTGCTTCAGCACGAAGTGGCGCAGGCTTCGGTATTGGGGCAAATTTAGTCGGATTTCCCCGAGCATAGTCGGGTTTCCCTTACTAAATATCGTAACGAATTGTAAATACAGCCATAGTATATTTTGGGAAAACCTAAAATTGATTTAAATATTATATTACAAATAATTAATATAATATGCAGAACAAGAAATTTCACGTATATGCCATCAATATTGATGGACTTGTTTATGTCGGGGCTACAAACGATATGAAACGCAGATTAAAGGACCACCGCACTCGTTGTTTTAACCCAAACGCAAAACATTATCCTTGTAAATTTTACACTTATATTAGAGATAAATATAATAGAGAAGAAGCTTATGAAAAAATAAATAATGGACACGTGATACTTTGCACTGTTGATAATAAGGAAGAAGCCAGGATAGCAGAACAAGAATACATAAATACTATGGGAACACTAAATGGGAAAATGGAAATAAATAATATATCAAATACCGACAGATGTAAATTATATAGAGCAAAAAATCACGAAGCCAGAAGAAATGCTGAAATAGCATATGATCAAAGCAAAGAAGGAAAGAAAAAAAGAGCAGAATATAGAATTAATAATGCAGAAAAGGCAAAAGAACGAGTAACGTGTGAAAAGTGCGGACACGAATCAACAAGAAAACATATTTCAGACCATAAAAGAAAAGGATTGTGTATTTAAAAAAATGAAACTAAATAGTTGATACAAATTCCCACTCCAATTCTTTACATATCTTTTTCCATATTTCATCTTGTTCTATTCTTTTTACTGGGTCTTTTAACATTGGAAAAAAGGGTAAAAAAAGTTTTTCATCTAATAATTCACACATTTTATAAAGAACATAATAATAATTCAAAAAATTTACACGGTCATCAGGACAATGTTTGGCATAAGGCATTTGAATTTCCATAAATAAATTACACAGTTTATCTTCTAATTCTGGACTCATTGTAGGTGGTCTTATACCTAATTTATCTTTAATAAATGGTATATGTTCATAGTATTTATTATATCCCAATTTTTTTAATATATCTTTTGCTTTTTTATTTGTCATTTGTTTTATGGTAATTCTCTCCTTTTTTATCTGAAGTCTTATGTTTATAAGAACCTCTTCAGGTATTTGAGTAGTTTCTTTTGCTTGAAATTGTGCTAAAATTTCACGAAAATGATTGATTCTTTTATACGCGTAAAAACATACTTCTTTGGGTGGTTCTTTATAACTAGGTTTTTCGTGCTCCACTAAAAATTGCTTTTGAGTTCCACAATTATTACAAATAATAAGACCCTTATAATCTACTAGTATCCATTCACCACCACAATACTCACATATTTCATGATTAACCATATAATTATTAATATTTAAATGCCCCTCATTCAAATTTATAAAATATTTATTAATATTTGTTTCATCTGTCGTTTTTGTGCTTACTTGTTTGTTGGGATTAAAAAAAGAATGTAAAATCTTCTTTTTATCAATATCAATACCCTCTGATGTTTTTTTCTTTTTTTCAAAATATTCAAATATTAGCTCCGAATTTTCCAATAGATATTCCTTTTTTAAAGTCTTCAAATTTACTATAGTTTTAGCAATTTCCTTTATTTCATCCCGTATATTTAGCACATCTTCAATATTTGTTGTTGTTTTTAACTTTTGTTGTAATTTTTTTTTCCGTTTTTGCAGATTTGGGATTTTTTTAGACGTTATATTTTCAAACTCTTTCATTTTTTCATTATGCTTGCTATCTAATGTAACATTCGCATTTTTCTTCATTTTTATTTTTTTATTAGCTTTTGGTTTAAAATTAGGCATTATATATTAATATAAATCAAAAATTATTTAATTTAAAATAAATTAAATAGTTAAAAATCGTTATAATTTAGCGAAGATTTTCTCAAAACTTATATATAATATGGATGTTGATATAAATATTGATCCAAATAATATGAAAATAGACTGTATTATGTTGCAAAAAATGATATTTATCCATAATGCTTTAGAAAAAGGTTGGGCTATAAAGAAAAAAAACAGAGTTTATGTATTTACGAAAAACCACGAAGGTAAGAAAGAGGTAATGCTTGAAGATTATTTACGAAGATTTATGTTAGATAATTTAGACATTAGTAAAATTAAATAAAATTAATTAATTAAACAATTAATTAATTTCTCAGAATTTTTTTTTCTTTAGCAATATTATAATATGGGTGGTGGACTTATGCAATTAGTAGCTTATGGCGCACAAGACGTTTATCTTACGGGCAATCCCCAGATCACTTTCTGGAAGGTTACCTACCGCAGACACACTAACTTCGCAATGGAATCGATTGAACAAACTTTTAACGGACAGGCTGATTTCGGTCGCCGTGTCCAGTGCACTATCTCCAGAAATGGTGATCTTGCCTACAGAACCTACCTTCAGGTTACTCTTCCAGAAATCAACCAGAACGACAACGATGGCGACGTCTATGCCCGTTGGTTAGATTTCCCAGGTGAGCAGATGATCTCTATGGTTGAAGTTGAGATTGGTGGTCAGCGCATCGACCGACAGTATGGTGACTGGATGCACATCTGGAACCAGCTTACCCTTACCAGCGAGCAGGAGGCTGGATACCACAAGATGATTGGTCAGACCAGTCAGCTTACTTACCTCACGGACCCGGCATTTGCCGAAGTCGCGACCGCTTGTGGTGCCGCCGATGTCCCGGAAGCCGTCTGTGCTCCTCGCAGGGCTCTTCCAGAGACCACTCTCTATGTTCCACTTCAGTTCTGGTTCTGTCGCAACCCTGGACTTGCTCTTCCTCTTATTGCTCTCCAATACCACGAGGTCAAGATTAACATCGAAATCCGCCCTCTCGACGAATGCCTTTTCGCAGTATCTAGTGTTAGCAACACGTCAGCCTCCACCGTCAAGGTGACAAACGCTTACGCCAAGTCCCTTGTCGCCGCATCTCTCTACGTCGACTATGTTTTCCTTGACACCGACGAACGCCGACGCATGGCACAGAACCCGCATGAATACCTTATTGAACAGCTTCAATTCACCGGCGACGAATCCATCGGTTCTTCGTCCAATAAAGTTAAGCTAAATTTCAATCACCCATGCAAAGAAATTGTCTGGGTCGTCCAGCCAGATATGCACGTCGCATACTGTGACTCCTTCCTTGGTAGCCGCCTTATGCACCGCGCCCTTGGAGCCCAACCTTTCAACTACACCGACGCAGTTGATGCTCTCCCTGACTCCATCCTTGCCTTTGGTTCAAGCGGACAGACTCGTGGTGGCTCTAATGTTGTTGATGGTTCTGGTCTCTTTGCCGATACCATCTCACTCGATATCTCTGGTGCCACCACGAACATCACCGATAGTTCGCTTGGTGGCGCCATCGCAGGCACCACTTCCAACGGACTTACCGACGCAGGTGTCTTCGTTCTTGCCGAATCTGCTCTTAACATGCACTGTTGGGGTGAAAATCCAGTTGTCACGGCCAAGCTCCAGCTTAACGGACAGGACCGCTTCTCTGAGCGTGAAGGAACCTACTTCGACCTCGTCCAGCCTTACCAGCATCACACGCGCAACCCAGATACCGGTATCAACGTTTACTCGTTTGCCCTTCGCCCAGAAGAGCACCAGCCATCTGGAACTTGCAACTTCTCCCGTATTGACAACGCCACTCTCCAGCTTGTTGTCTCTGCCGCAGCCATCGGTGGAACCCAGACTGCTAAAGTCCGTGTCTATGCCACGAACTACAACGTCCTTCGCGTCATGAGCGGTATGGGCGGTCTTGCTTACTCGAATTAAACGCTGTAATTAGTAGCATACACTATAAATTGATTTAAAGATATTATAATATTATAATTATAATACCTTCACAAATGACATGTAAATGGATACAATCAAATAAAAAACTTTGTAAATTTAAAGCTATAAACGATAAAAACTATTGTAAATTGCATCATAAATTTGAAGATTTATTTGAACCCCACGAACTAGATACTATAAAAAGATGCAATAGATGTGATAAACCTTATAAAAATGAAGACAATTCTATTAAAAAATGTGATAACTGTATTACCAGTATAAAAGAATACAGTGCCAAATTATTAATTAAACGAAACAAAAATAAAAAAAAATGTGAGTGGATAAATCAAAAGGGAGAACCTTGCTCGTGGAAAACAAATAGACCAGCATATTATTGCAAACGACATTCTGTATATAATAATTTTATCCCCGGTGATATCCCGTATCTCAAAAAATGTTCGGGATGCAATAATTTATTTAAATCCGATGGTAAAAAAACGTGTGTAAAATGCCAGAAAAGGAGTATAGAATCGTCTAAAAAAATAAAAGCAATTCCAAAAAAAAAATGCATCGCTACAATAAAAAAAACAGAGAAACAATGTAGTTATAAAGCACTCGACAACGACGATTATTGTATGAAACACCAAAGAGTTAAAAAATACAATGAACTTGTTTCACAAAATAAAAGAATTTGTAAAAATTGGATAAGAGGTTGTTTTGATGAATTAACAATAAAAGATAAATCGTATTGTGTTTCTTGTCGCAATTCTAGAAACAATAATAAAATAACAAAACTCTCCATTTACGAAGAAAGGTTTAATAATTATAAAAGTGAAGCAAACAGAAGAAAAATAGAATGGTTATTAGAGAAAGAAGAGGCTATTTTACTGTTCGAAAAGGATTGTCTGTATTGTGGTATAAACAACGGATTAAACGGAATTGATAGAATAGATTCAGGAAAGGGTTACGTTACCGGAAATACAGTACCATGTTGTGGTATTTGTAATAAAATGAAATTAGACCATCCAATTGAAACCTTTATTAATATTATAAAACATTTAGTTATAAAATTAAATATAGTGGAAATAGATTATAAAAATAACTTTTCAAATACAAACCTTCAATTATTATTTTCAAAAAGTAAAAGTAACACTTCTTACGTCAATTATAAAAAAAGTAGCGCAAAGCGAAATATAAAATTTAATATATCTGAAACTGAATATATCAATATATTAACATATCCGTGTAAGTATTGTGGGTGTTTCAATCAAGGTGCAAACGGTATAGACAGAGTACATTCTGAATTGCCTTATGAAATCGGCAACATCGTACCGTGTTGTAAAACATGCAATTCATTAAAAGGGACTCTCACTCTTCTACAATTTAAACAAAAACTAAAAAATATTTACAACAACTATGTTATTAAAAAAAAACCAGATTACGAATCTAATCCCAAAAATAAATTAATTTCCCTTCTTTCCAAAAACAATATTAAAATTACTGAATTCCCTCAACTAAAATTATCAAAACCGACAGAATATTATGAAAATTTGATATTCAGAGGGAACATGGACGATGTAATGAATATGAAAATAAAATTAGTGTTTGTTGATTCTAAAAATAAAGAATTATTTGAAATATGGCAGTATTATCGAAAAACAATAAGCAGTTTTAAAACAAAAAAAGGACACTGTTTATTTGGAAAAAGAATTTATATATTAGTTCAAGATGAAATAAGTAACAAGTATCTTGGCATTTTGTCTCTTTCAAGCGATATTAAATTTCTGGGTGCTCGTGATAATTTTATAGGTTGGAAAAAACATCAACAATTTACTCTAAAAAAGTTAGACAATCTGGTTAATATAACTACGTGCGTTTCCACACAACCCTTTGGATTTAACTTCAACGGCGGTAAATTATTAACCACTCTTGCATTTTCGAAAGAAGTATTGGACTTTTATTATGAAAAATATAATACACATATTTTAGGCATAACTACTATGTCTTTGTATGGAAAATCCGTACAATATGACCGATTAAAATGTATAAAATTCGTGGGCATGACAAAAGGTAATAGTTTAAAAAATATCCCACAAGAAGCGATAGAATTCGCAAAACAACATTTGAAAGAAAACGAATTATTACCCACTTCATTAAATAAAAATAATATGTGGGCGCTTAAAAAATGTTTAAATAAATTACAAATACCTGTTGAAGATGTTTTAAAATCAACACCCAAGGGCATATATTTTGGTTACACTTCTCCTGAATCAAAGGAGTTCTTAACAAGCGATGCTACTGCTATTCCAAATCCAATATCTCACGCAAAAACATGTAATGAAATATTTGATTGGTGGAAAAAAAGATGGGCCGAACAAAGATTCAACCATTTAACCAAAAATAATAAATTACAACAAAAATAATAAATTACATCAAAAATAATAAATTACATCAAAAATAATAAATTACATCAAAAATAATAAATTACATCAAAAATAAATAATATATTTAGGAACACACTTTGCATAATATATTTATAACCTTCTATACTATATGATGAATGATTTATTTATATTCGCACTTAATGGTGGTGGTTGGGCTTTAAAACCCATCTTAGAAAAAATATCAGTAGATAAGCTCGGTCACTACTATTTTTCATTTTTAAGATATTTTATAAGCGGTATTATAGCAATACCTTTCCTTATTTATCATTATTATTTTAATGGATTCCCAAAAGTATATAAAAATGATGCCAAATTATTTTTTAAAGATGTTGTTATTTGGGGAACAATCGTGAGTGTTGTTGCTATAGCCGCAATTATGGCGAATTATTATTTATTGGAGAAATACGATTCTTCCTTTGTAACTCCAATTGCGGAAGCAATTCTTCTAATTTTTAATGCCTTGTTTTCTGTGTGGATACTTGGTGAAAAATTTACAACTGATATGGGTATTGGACTTGGTTGTATTATTTTAGGTATTCTCTTTATTTACAGGGGAAAGCTTAATTTATTTTAAATGCTAATTTTTTGTTTTACTTCGGTGTATGGATAGATAGTTCATATAATAATTATATCGCAATTATTATATATATATATATATGAAAGATTTAAAATATTGTATTTGGATTTGTCCTGATGCGTATCATCATTGGAATTATTTAACTGGTGGTTTTCCCGCCCACCTTAGTTTAAAAACTAATTTAGACTATAGTACAGCATTAAATTTATTTACTAAAATTAAAAAACAAGATATAGAAGTTGAATTTGATAATTTATTATGCGATAATGATGGAAATATACATAAAATGTTTTATTCGTTGAAGTGTCCGATAAATAAACCAGAATGGTGGCCTAAAAACCCACACATATCTTTTTATTATAAATATAACGAAAAAATTTTACCAGTCGAAGTTCATCATTTGTATTATAATTTAAAATACAAAAAAGGAATATTAAGAAATATTTATCTTATGAAATGTACCGGTCACCACCAAAAATGGAAAATAATACTTAAAAAATAATATGTTACCTCGATTAATTACAACTTGAACATAGTTCGTCAATACACGCATTTCTACTGTTTCTGCAACAGCCGTATTTTGTCGCCGAACACCCACTCCCCTCAATACGAACTTTTTTTAATTTTAAATATACAAAAAAAGCTAAAAAGCAACCTAATACAATACCAGCGATTAAAACTTCTTTATTTATCATTATAATATAATATAATATTTTATATAATATTTTTATTAGGAAAATAAACGATTCATATTTCTAACTTCAGGTTTATTATCATCTTTTGTGAATAATTTAATAATTAAATCATCGTTTCTTATCCTGAGTGTGTAATTTTTTTGACTACTATTTCTTCCAACTCGTCCAAATGCCTGAATCATTTTTTCTTGTGTCATATTCATCAAATCATTACTTAAATATCCGTGACAAAACTGATAATTTGTACCATAAATATAATCTGAGGATGCGATAATCAAATATAATTTTTGTTTCTCTGCTAATTCTTTCATAATATCCATATATTCTTTGTCCGGATGTGTTTTAAATACACCAATACCCATTAATAATAAAATTTTCCATTCTTTATTTACATTTAAATACATAATTCTTTCTACAATACTATCTTCTATATCACTCTTGAAAGAGGTTGAAGTATCTTTATCTTGCGACCATTCCCGAATATGTGCTTGACTATTGGGGATAAATTTTTGTGACAACTCTATGCTATGAATTTTTGCCTTTAATTCTACAACCTTTTTGGTATATGCTTGTTGAGCCTTATAATCACTAGAATCTTTCGTTTTAGATTTATCTTTTCCCAAATCTTCTGTACCCATTTTGTCTCTGCGATGTCGTTCATCTTTTTCTACCTTTTCTAAATCTATCATATATCTTTCATTTCTTGACATTACTTTCATTATATTATCTAATTCGCTTTCAGGAATATTCGACGCGCGTAAATAAAATCTTCCCATTCTTTCAACATCTTCTGTTAAGAAGATGGTAGGTCCATCTGTCAAACTATAAGCATCGCTTGTTGTAATTTTAATTACCGAATTATACATTCTTGCTCTATTTTCCTGAAATTTTTTATATATTGTATCGTAATTATCTTTTATTAATAATAAAATTCTTAAATAATAAATTTTCAAATTTATTATTGTTATTTCTGACACATCTTCAAAATAATTGTTTATTTGATATTCATCTGTAATAAATTTTTTTTTGTTAATATAATAAATAAATCTAACCATATCTTCTACATCTATATGGCGTAAAATTGTTTTATTTTTTTCAATATGTCTTGCGCATTTTCTTAATTTTTTGAAATCTTTATAAATATAGTGCGGCATAACAATATTGCCATTCGCATCCAAGATTGGTATTGATTTTTTACATTCATAACTTATGATTTCTTGCACGTTATTTGTTTCAAATTTGTTTTGAAAATTTCTGGTCATCGGTAAAATTTCATCCATATTAGGTAATGTAGCAGAGGAAAGAACAACATTTGGGATATCATTTTGTTGCCAATTTCTTTGTAATATTTCATGAAATTCATGGTCGTCGTAATCTAATGTAATTGTTGGTTCATCCCAATACCATACTATATCTTGAGGTTCATTAAAAGCTAACATATAATTCATAGCAGGTAAATATGACTGAATATCTGTAATAATTAATTCTACTTTTTCACCATTACTATTATCAACTCTGAAAATAGCCCCCGTTCTTCTATTTTTAACATAATCTTTTGCCGCAAAATAATGAAGTCTAATATCTCCCGAGTCTTTACATCCAAAAGCTACAGCTATTTTGATACCCATCGATATACAAGCTTTTGCTAATTGCAGACCAATATGTTTAGCCGCGCAAGTAAATATTACCTTTTTACCTTTTGCAACTCCAACAGGTGACATAGTTTTACCTGTCCCTGTTGGTGCTTGATATAGAATCATTTTTGACCCTTCTCTTTTTAGAGAATCAAATAATTTTGCTTGATGTTCGTATAATTTCATATCGGTATATTTAAATACTTCCGTGTTTTTTTCTATAAATTCAAAGGCATTTTTAATAAGACCCGTCTTTGAAATTTCATTTTTATATGTTTCAATAATCCAATATACAAATTGTAAAACATAATGATTTATATAAGTTACATTATTCTTTATTAACTGGGTTAGTGTGTAATATCTCATCGGACATAATTTTTTTTTGAAGAATATTTTCGCATTATTTAATAAAATAAATTCATATATATTCTGTTTTATATCTTCTATTTTTTTAGAACTATTTTTAATTCTAATTAAATCTTGTTTTTTTAGAGATTTGTCACTTGACTTATTTTTTTTAATTTTAAAAGATAATTCGTATTTTTTAATGATTTTTTTAATTATTTTATCAAAATTATTTTCATAGATGTAATAATGAAATGCATCTTCATCTGTTCCAATTTTCATCCAAGCTAATAAACTATTGGCTTCGTTATTTGTATATTTTGTATCTTCATAACCATTATAAATCATCGTTAAAATTTTTTTTTCACTTATGTTTGTTGGAACTTCCAAGAAGTCCCATTCACTTTTAGATAGTTTTTGTTGCGTTAAATCCATATTGTTAATAATATATTTATTATTTTTTAATTAGTGTTTTCAATTTTACACCGATGAAGATTTATCTGGATGTAAATTGAAAACAATATAAAACATAAATATACTTATATATCAACATGCATTATATCTTTTCTATTGAAGGAAATATAGGTTCTGGAAAATCTACTATTATTAACATTTTAAAAAATAAATTAAAAAATATAAAAAATATAAAAAATACAAGTGTTATATATTTACCCGAACCTGTAGAAGTATGGGAAAGTATAAAAGATAGTGACGGCAAAAACGCTATTGAAAAATATTATGAAAATCCTGATAAATATGCGTTTGCTTTCCAAATGATGGCCTATATTTCTAGAATACATCAACTCAGGGAAACTTTGAAAAAAACTGATAATGTTATTATTATTTGTGAAAGGTCCGTTTTTACAGATAAAGAAATTTTCGCAAAAATGTTACACGATGACAAAAAAATAGGGAATATAGAATATAATATTTATTGTAAATGGTTTTACGAGTTTGTAAAAGATATTCCTGTTAAAGGGTTAATTTATGTTAAAACCGACCCTGAAATTTGCGAAGGACGGGTTATAAAAAGAAAGAGAAAGGGTGAAATGATTCCTCTATCATATTTACAAAATTGTCATAAATATCATGAAGATTGGTTAAATAATGAAAATTTACCTATTTTGAAACTAAATGGTAACAAAGATTTCAACGATAAACTTCCTGACAATTGGTTAGACAGTATTAATATATTTGTAGATTCTTTATCATCTTTCTAAGTTGATGAATTAATCTAAATCGCCTATCAAATAGGTTGTAAATATTGATTTACCTTTGAATTTTAGATGATCTAATTCATTTTTTGTTGTTAGAAAATCATCTACGCCATAAATATCTTGTAATAATAACCATTCAAACAATCCCCCTGGATAAATATAAACATTTATAAATCCTAATCCTATTAATTGTTCGTATTTTTTCATTAAATTTGGCGCATTTGCATTTTTATCGTACAAAATTATATTTACATCTATTTTTTTATTTAAATATTCATTCATTAATTTTTCTTCTTTACCTACTGGTACAGTTTTTGTTATTAAACAAGTTTGTTCTGTAGATTC